CTGTCTCACCATACCAATCATCGGGATGGGTGTTGGATGTCAAATACACTTTAGTCCACCTTGCATAGGTGAAACCACCTTTCACTGGCAACCTACATTGGTAACCATCAAGCAAAGCAAGCAAACGGTCGGGCTTCAGCTGCCCATAGAACTCATCGATCAAAATCAAGGTCTCTCCCTCGTAACCGTCCCACCACTCGGGAGAGGAAGGATGCCACATGAATGCCCCCTCCTCATACGGACCTCGGGTCTTCCCGGTCCCAGTATCCCCCCAATTCACAACAACTTCGAGATTGCGAAACATTCGGGACTCCCTCTTCTCCATCTCTTGCCTCAATCGAGACTCCAACCGAGGGTACTTCGCCAAGGTGAGGAGGTGGTCCTGTACAAGGTCGCTAGAAGAGCAACCACCAAGCACGGCATCTCGGAAATCATGAATATCATTTCTTCTTCCTTGCTCGGGGATCTCACCTTCCTCCTCCCACTCGGTCCCGGGCACACGAGACTCATCTTTCTTGCAATAGTCCGAGGCTTGACGAATCGTGCCTCGCATTCTCTCGAGATGAGCACTCTCTTGCTCGAGAGCACGTTGCATTCCACTTCGGGTGATGGGATTCTCCGCGTACGCGAACCCTTGCCAATGTTCCCGTCCCGTGTCGGGGCACTCTTCACGTTGGAACACCAAGTACTTGATGCGACCTCCCATCTTGGGACGCATCGAGTCGAACGAAGTGAAACACCACCCGCGAGACTTGCTTCGATCAGCTTCTGGCTCGCGTACTCGTGAATTGTTGCCCGAGAGGCTTGGCGAAGCCGAGCCACCAGCGAAAGAACTTTGAGGGTTGCGTGGCATAGTATTACCCACGCAACTTGTGTTCCACGCACTTAAATGGGATGACGAGGGAGTTTGGGGGTGACGAAAGAAATAAAATACTTTTAAAAGGTACCGAGAGCTTCTCGAGACCGAGGATGGCGAGGAAGTACTCTCGAAAGAGGAAAGGCTATGGATCTTCGAGGAAGGCGTCTTCGAAGAAGGCTATTCGAAGAAAGGGCACCGGAGGTGCCACCCAAAAGGCCCAGATCCTCTCCCTCGCCGCTCGAACCAACAAAATTGAGAAAAAACAATCGGATTTACGTTTTGATCGGTTTTTCACTTACATCATCGCTGATAATTCTGCTTTTCACACTGATTATTCGGCCAAGAGTCTCACACGAGTGACCAATTGGACCACGGTGTTCGGCAGACAGGTTGACTCCCCTGGGGTCAACGCAAGGTTCGGTATGGAGCAGAAATCATGCCGCCTACAGATCCAAATCGAGTCTCAGCTGTGCCCAGTGTCCTATTCCTATGATATATATGTTCTCTCAGCCAAGACAATGAAGGTACGCAACGAGGCAGGTACCTTCGACACCAATGGTGATGTCACATACGATAATCTCACAAGAAACTTGGATTACGTGATGAATGAAGGACGGGTGTTCATCAACCCAAAGAGGTGGCAAATCCATGCTCACAGAGTCGGTATGACCAGACCCCTTGTGACATCTACGCCAGCATCAGGTCTGAGCCCATCTCACCTTCAATACACCCTCCATAGGCATGACCAAGCCCCTTGTGACCCACGGTTCCATAGGAAACACGGTCAATTCCATGGGCATCAGAAACTTCACAATCAACTTGAAACCCAATCTCAAGTACAAGATGAGGTACCTACCCCCTCTGGCAGTCCAAACCAACTCAGATGTTTGGAAGACCATGCGGGAGATCGACATGGCGGTCTCCCAACTGAGACAAGTGTTCATTTTTCATGAACTTCCCACCCCAGAGCCACTTCCCAATGTTCTACCCAATGTGAACATTCGCCTAACCACCAAGGTTGTTACCAGCCAGTAGGGGGCGAAGCCCCCTTGAGGGGCCGAAGGCCCCCCGTGAAACACACTGCTGGTGGGGGGGGGGCGCTTTTTTGCCCCCCCCCCAACCAGGAGTGTGTTTGGCTCATAGGGAAAGAGGAGCCCGGAGGGGCGACTCCACCTCGGGCCCTGGGAGGGGTGTGTCCATTAGGTTTTGTAGATTTATAGCCTCCCCCTATTTTTCTACGCATTGATTTGCAATAAAATTTTTCAAAACTTGATTCCCTGAGAATCTTGCAAAATAAAATCGATTTTATGGTTAAAGTGTATTAAAAGCTTGGGAAAAATGCTCTACCTTGCTAATCCTTCTCCTAATCGCACCTTTGACTGCTATGGGAACTGTCTCACCATACCAATCATCGGGATGGGTGTTGGATGTCAAATACACTTTAGTCCACCTTGCATAGGTGAAACCACCTTTCACTGGCAA